TGGACAAGCGCGAGAAGCTGGGCCAGTGCGTCAAGTGCGAAACAGCCTTGGTTGACCCTAGCGAGTGCCATGTCTGCGGCCTGACAGCTATATATGGCGTTGTTAATGACCCTAACCAAAGGCCATCACCAAAGCCATCTAAGAACCAAAAATCTTGATTAAAAAAAGCGCTATGACAAGCGCGTAAGCAGGGAGATTGCTTAAGCTATGATTTTATCGAGGCCCGAAAATCCGTCAAGTGAAAAATTGCAAATGCAACGAGTTCAACAACTTATAGGCCGCGTAGCGAAAAGAGCGAAACACCCTTATCGCACTGCCGTCGATAAACGGAAGAAGAATGAGTTCCTGGTCAGGCAGCAAAAGGTCTTTGCCTCACTGCAGGAAATGCACAGCCTCGACCGCTACAAAGAGATTCGGAAAGCCTACTGGCACATGGGGCCATTCCAACAGCGCAAGTTTGTCGATCACTGGGAGACGTATTTCTATGAACGTAGAACAGCTTCACGACCTGTTTCTCCAGGCAGCAGAGACTGACAGAAGGTTGCCGCCGGCAACCCGCAAGCAAAAGCTCAGCTCATGGCCAGACTACCCGCTGGACTGGCACGGCTACGGCTGGACACAAATCGGGCCGACAAGACTGCAACCGACCTCAAAGCAGATCAGCGACTTCGATGAGGCCATGCGCCTCACAAGCATCATGCCAGAAGACGACCGCCGCCTAGTCTGGGCTGTAGCACACAGCGCTGCCTTTAGAGCCCGCGGGCCAGCATGGAAGAAGATAGCGATTATGCTGAGCCTGCATGATCCTCGGAAGGTGAAGCGGAACTACATGGACGCCCTTTTGACCTTAACCTTAAAATTGCGCAAAGAAGCATGATTTTATCCAATGTTTCGTGTTCTTCTAAGTCTGAGCAAAGGCTGTTCAGAGTTACTCCGCAACGATCATCAGACAATATGTCTACGGCTTCTTGCAATAAAGCTCCAGCGCGCATCAAGGCTTCAATCCGATGTTCTCGGTCTGCTGGCGATAAAACCAGCTCAAGCATAAATGTCTGACAGTCGCTTAATTTGAAGCTGCCATATTCACTCAACAAGTTCTCATAAATAGCCTCATGTTGCTTTTCGTTCATTGCCACTCTCCTGTCGTTGAACGACAATTAAGATAAGCAATGCGACAAGCTCAAGCAATAAAATATATTAAGGTGGTTGCAACTGTCTCCAAATCTGGTATCGTTTCGATAAGATGGCCCATGATATTGATGAAGGCATCGTATTCGCTGCAGATTGCAACCCTTGTGAAATGTGCGGCGAACCCATTTGCCCTAAATGCAACCAGCATTATGCAACCTGTCCATGCCCAGGGCCACACAGCGAGATAGACGATGAGGAAGTATCAGCCGGCCCAAGTCGATTGGCAGGCCATACAAGCACGCATTGAAGCTGGTGAAGGCTTTACAAGCGTTGCTAAGGACTACGAGATCACGCGCCAGGCCATACAGAAGCGCTGCAAGCGAGAGGGATGGCTGAAAGGCAAAGACCGGACAATGGCCGTCAGGCGTGAGCGGTTCAAGCGCAACCAAGCGCTGCAACCAAGTGCAACCATGCAACCTGAGACGCAACCGCAACCGGTTGCAGTAGCGCAACCATCAGCCTTCGTTGTCGATCAGGCAGACAAGCGTAGCGCAGCCCTTGAGCTGCTTAGAGATGGAGTGCCAAGGAAGCACGCGGCACAGAGCGTCGGGATTGGCGAAAGCACGCTTCTTCGCTGGATTAATGAAGACGATGGGTTTGGAGCTGAGGTACGCGCAGCAGAAAGCGCTGCTGTCGCTCTCAGGGTGCGCCGGATCGGCCAGGCTGGTGAGCGCGACTGGCGGGCTGATAGCTGGTATCTTGAACGAACTCAAAGGGATAGCTTTGGCAGCGACAGCTCAAAGGGCGGCGCTGTAAACGTCCAGATTAACATCGAGCGCGATACAAAAGGTACGGAACCGGTACGGATAGAGTCTATCGACTAGCGCAAACCCTTGCTGAGCAAGCGTTACAGCGCAGACGACCTCCTGCTTACGAGGCATTTCTGACAGGATGGCCCCCTGGGCCTGACCCCCGCCGGGCCGGCTTGCGCGGCGACGTATGCGATATGTGAACACGCGCGTCGGCATAAAAATCAAAGGTTTCAGGTTGCATGGCAGAGCAAGGTTTCGCCCGGCGCATGATGGCGCAGCGCTTGATGACAGAGAAGCGCGACGATCCGTTCAGCGGCAGTCGGTTCTTTGTTGGCAAGATGCGTCCGTCGCTGGATGACATTGAAGATCCGACGCGGTTCAGCGACATGGCGATGCCGGCTTATGCGACAGGTGCGACTGCTAGTTTGTTTGCGCCCGGAGCTGGCGTTACGGATTTGATGGGTTACGCGCCTGATCCGGCACAGCCAGGCGAGTTCTTGCCCAGCTTTGGCGAGAACATAGCTGCAGGCAACTACCTCGATGCTGGGTTGCAGACGTTAGGCGGTGCTGGTGATGTGATGATGGCTGGTGGTGCGTTTCTTCCACCGCTGTTGGTGTTGGCGCTGCTTTGAAGGCACCAAGGGCTGCTAGCGTAGCCTCAAGGATCAAGGTGACAAAGACTGCTGATGTGTCTGATACGTTTGGCGAGGGCGCTAAATCTATAACATACACAGACCCTGATAGCGGTGGCTTTATAGAGGTTGTGAACCGCAAGGATGGGCCAACGTCGGTTTTAGGTTTAGAAGTGCCTGAGGAGTTCAGGGGTTCTGGCATAGGTCAAGAGCTACAGGCAGCGGCGATGGCCGACTTCCCAATGTTGCAGGGTCAGGTTTCTTCTAAGGCTGCCGCGGTTGGCGCTTATAGATTAGGGCGCAGGCCAGTAGGCAAGCCAGATGCTACGCTAGAAGAAGTTTTTGGCATAATTGATGACCAATCTTCTGTGCTTATGAGACGCCCTGACCCTAATCAGCAGATGGGTGATGCGCTGGCACAGGCGCAGGCACGCTACTTTGAGACTGGCAACTTTGAGCCGCCGACTGCTGAGAACCCTGTTTCGGTGGTTCTGCCGACTGAAACTGAGCCTGGCATTATTGCATTTCATGGATCTGGCGCGGACTTTGATGAGTTCCGGCTGGAGATGATTGGCACTGGCGAGGGCGCACAGGCGTATGGTTATGGGCTGTACTTCACTGACAGTGAGGATATAGCCAAGTTCTATCGTAATGCGATGGTAGACCGCGACAGAGGTCTGGGGAACGTCCGCATTAAATACAAAGGCGAGTCTTTTGCGGAGTTTGAAGACAGTGCGGCGGCAGAAGCCGATCCTATAAAATATCGTATGCTTGCCGCTTTAGGCCGGCAAATTGAGCGCCCAGTCACGATGCGGCCTATGGACGACCCTGAAAAAGTCGCACAAGTCGCAAAAGATGAATTGCTGCAAAGCATAGACCGGAACATTGAGATGCAACGCAAGGCGTTTGCCAATGAACCCGCGTCGGTTCAAGCAACGATGGAAGATACTTTGCTTGCAGACATTATTGCTGAGCGGGATGCGCTGGCGAGGATTGACCCCGCTGATATTGAGGTCGATGAGCCTACCGGCAAGATCTACAAGGTCGCGCTTCAACCTAAGCCTTCACAGCTTTTGAATTATGATGGGCCACCATCAGACGATGTTAAGGCAAAGGTTCTGCAGGCGCTTGAAGGCAAATTTGAGCCAGTAGAACTTCCGAGCGGTGAGTATGGCATCAGATATTTCAATGAAAATGTTGGCGCAGAGCGTAATGTTGTAAATGTGACCTTTGGAACTCGAAAGGGTGCTGAGAGGTTGCTTAATGCTACAGGTGCGGAAATCCTGAACATTGCTGAAGCTATTGCTGGTGGCAAAAAGGAAGGGGCTGCATTGTTGAATGATGCTGGCATCCCAGGCATCAAGTATTTCAGCGGGAACTCTCGCACCACTGCTGGCGGCAAACTGATTGATGTGTCTCAAGGTGACGACGGTTTCCGCGCAAAAGTGGCTGTTGAAAACAGAAGTATTGGTGGCAAAGGTCGGGTCATTACAACCAGCCCACCCTATAAAACAGAGCAAGAGGCTTTGGATTGGGCTGAAGAAGCCACAAAAAGAGCCGAGCGCAACTATGTCATATTTGACGACAAGGCTGTCAAAATCCTTGAGAAATACGGCATCATCGGCCCTGTACTGGTCACCGGCGGGGCTGTAGCGGCCACCCAGCGTGGCGGCGATGAGGAAGGTTCGATCTTCCCAGATGCCTAAAACCATCAAGATCGACTATGACCCGCAGCCAAAGCAGGCATTGCTTCACAAGTGTCGTGCCAAGCAGATCTTGTTTGGCGGCGCTGCTGGTGGCGGCAAGAGCCATGCGGGGCGTTATGACCTGATTGGCTTTTGTCTGGAGAACCCAGGCTTGCAGGCGTTTATTTTCAGGCGGTCACTGCCTGAGCTGGATGCCAACCACATACAGCCGTTGAAGCGTGAGCTGCCGCGAGAGCTTGGCAACTACAATGAGACGCGCAAGCGCTATGAGTTCTTCAATGGCAGCTCGATCCAGTTCCAGTATTTGGAGCGGGACAGTGATTGTGACCGTATTCAGGGAACTGAGATACATATAGCGCTAGTTGATGAGGCGGGTCAGATGACGCCTTATCAGTTGGGTTACATCAAGTCGCGGATGCGTCTAGGCAACTTCCAGCCCAAGCAGGAGGGCTTTTTGCCCCGGCTGGTGATGACGGCCAACCCTGGTGGTCAAAGCCACAATTATTTGAAGGCGCTGTATATCGACCCTGCGCCGGCAGAGCAGTATTTTTACGATCACACGATGCGTGATCCGAATGATCCGTCTGACAAGGGCTGGGTGACGATGTATATCCCGGCCAAGATGGCTGACAACAAGTATATCGACCCTTCATATGCTTCTAGCTTTTCGGCACTGCCTGATGAGCTGGCCAGGGCGTTGCGTGAAGGCGACTGGGATCTGGTTGTTGGTTCGTTTTTTGGCGACATCTGGCAGCGTGATCTTCATGTTGTCAGGCCGTTTGAGATACCGGATCACTGGACTAAGTTCCGCAGCTTTGACTGGGGTTCTGCCTCGCCGTTCAGTGTTGGCTGGTGGGCGGTAGCTGATGACCATGAATATTTCCCTGATGGGGCGTTGATACGCTATCGGGAGTGGTATGGGGCTGCTGGGCCTAATCGCGGTCTGAGAATGACTGCTGAGGAAGTTGGCGCTGGCATCCGCAGCCGTGAGGCTGGTGAGCGGATAGATTTTGGCGTTGGTGATCCAAGCATCTGGAAGTTTGACGGAGGGCCGTCGATTGGTGAGCGGCTGTCTAAGATGGGCATCCGCTTTCGCCGCGCAGACAACAGCAGGGTTGCCGGATGGGATCAGGTGCGACAGCGCCTGATTGGTGATGATGGTTGCCCAATGCTTTTTGTTTTCAGCGACTGTGTGGACACAATTCGCACGTTGCCAGTGCTTACGCACGACAAGCACAGGGTTGAGGACATTGACACGACTCAGGAAGATCATGCGGCGGATGACATTCGTTACGCTTGCATGGCGAGGCCGTTTCAGCGGCGCATACCTGAACTGGAAGAAGACCCTTGGCGACCGCCTACCATCGAGGAAATGATGGATGGCCTGGAGCGTGCGTCTAAGCCGTCAGGCTGGAGAATGTAATGGCTGAATCCTACGCATATGACCGTGAGCCTAAAGGCAAAGGGGATCGTGCGCGTTACTGGAACGACCAGATCCGGCGGGCGCGTGGCTTTGAGGAGACGTGGCGCAACCGTTGCTATGAGATCATTGATCGTTATCGGGACGACAATCCTGATCGCATGATGCGCGACACGCGCATGAACATCTTCTATAGCAACGTGGATACGCTGAAGTCGGCCCTGTATTTTAAGACGCCGCGCCCCAAAGTACGCCGCCGTTTTCGTGACAATGACCCTGTGGGCCGCACTGTGGCGACTGTGCTGGAGCGTGGGCTGCAGTATCAGCTCGATGTCTATAACTTTGACATGGCTGTTCGGCGGGCGATTGAGGACTATTTGATCGTCGGTCGCGGTGTTCTGCGGGTTACCTATGAGCCGGTGGTGGTCGAGGGTGATCCTGAGATGATCCCGGTGCGCCAGCAGCCAATCACTGGCATCGGTGAGGTTGCGCCAGGCCAGATCGGTGATGTGCCGATCGGCAGCGCGTTTGTAGACGCTGAAGGCAACCAGGTAGACGCCGGCATGGTCATGCAAGGCCCAATGGGGCCGTATGTGCTGGGTGAGCCGGTCGAATATGTCGGTGAACAGTCAATCCGGTGCGAATATGTGCATTGGGAAGACTTTGTGATGTCGCCGGCGCGTGGCTGGCCTGATGTGACCTGGATTGGCTTCCGTCACCTGATGACCAGGCAGGAACTGGTCGATTATTACGGCCCGAAAGGCGAAATGATCCCGCTGAGCTATCGCGGCGATGAGGGTGACGCCTACGAGGACAACAAGCAGCCGGATCGGGCTGAAATCTATGAGATTTGGGACAAGCGGTCAGGCAAGCAGATCTTTATTGCTGCCGACTATGATGAGTTGCTTGAGGAGTTCGATGATCCGTACAATCTGGACGGTTTCTGGCCTATTCCAGAGCCTCTGTATGCCGTATCGACCACCGATACTACGCTTCCTGTCCCTGAGATCCTGACCTATGAGGATCAGCTCTATGAGCTTGATCTGATTACGCAGCGGATTGCTAATTTGACAGAAGCGCTGAAGCGGCGCGGTGTATATGACGCATCGTTCCAAGAGCTGCAGCGTCTTGCGGGTGCATCGGACAATGAGTTTGTGCCGGTGGACAACATGGCCATGCTGCAGGCTGGTGGCGGTCTTGCCAATGTGATGCAGGAAGCGCCGCTTGATAATCTTATCAAGGCTCTGGCGCAGCTCTATCAGTCGCGTCAGATCGTAATCCAGACGATCTATGAGATCACTGGCATCTCGGACATCATGCGGGGCTCTAGCGCCAGCCGTGAGACGGCTACAGCTCAGCGTATCAAGGGTCAGTTTGGTGCGATGCGCCTGGTCAACCGCCAGCGTTGCATTGAGATGTTCCTTGACCAGATTCTGGAGCTGAAGGCTGAGCTGATGGTCGAGAACCTGGAGCCTGAGCTGCTTTCGCGCATTACCGGCGTTCCGGTATCGCCAGAGGCGGTTGCATTGATGCGTGATGAGCGTTTGCGTAGCTATCGCATCAGCATCGACACTGACGAAAGCCAAGCCGTAGACAGCGCGATTGAACAGCAGCGCCGCACAGAGTTTCTGACAGCGACAGTGCAGTTTCTGCAGGCGATTGGCCCGATGGTCAGCTCTGGTGCCATTGGCTTTGAGCAAGCCAAGCAGATGCTGCTGTTTGCTGCCAGGGCGTTCCCTGGTGCGCGTGATCTTGAGGACACGCTTGAGGCAATCCAGCCCCCGCAGGGCAGGCCCAACCCGGCTGATAAACTGGTTGAGGTTGAAGCTGCCAAGGTACAGGCGCAGGCAGACCAAGCTGCTGCTGATGCCCAGGTGAAGGTAGCGCGTCTGCAGCTCGATCAGCAGAAGGCGGCGCAAGATGCCCAGTTTAAGCAGCAGAAGCTGGAGATTGATGCGGCCAAGGTGGTGACGCAGTGAAGAACACTGAGGCAGTTGGCATGATGACCTGGCTCATGGGCCAGAGTGAACAGCACTGCAATTGGACAATACACGACGTTCACCGGCTGATCTTGCCGCCTGTTGCTCTGAAGCAATTTAGAATCTGGCAAGTGGAGCATCAGCCGGTCGGCTTTGTTACCTGGGGCTTGTTCAATGAGGAGATTGAACAGGGCTATGTTAAGCGAACCAGAAAGCTGCAGCCTGATGATTGGAACGCAGGCGACCGTCTCTGGATTGTTGATTTTATAGCGCCCTGGGGCGGCGTCGGCCAGATGGTGCGCGAGGGCAGGGAGCATCTGCGCTCGGTGCTTGGCAAGGGCGTTGAGTGCAGGGGCTTCAGATCAAGAAAGGGCAAGCAATGCTTCGGTCTTACCTGATTGAAAACCGCATCTGCTACGACGGCGATGGCAATGGCGGCAGCGCCGCCGATGATGCGCGTGAGACAGCAACGCCGGCACAGACTGATGATCGAGGCCGTCCGCTTGCGCGTGGCACGACAAACCTCATCGACACTAGCCGGCAAATACTCGATCCGGTTGGCTCTAGTCAGGAAGATGAAGATGTAGATCAAAGCCGGCAGCAGGATATTGCCGCTGCGGCGACTGTGTTAAACCCAAATGCAGACCCGGTACAGCAGCAGCTCATACGCGATAATTACCGCCGCGATCCATTCCCAGAAAATCGGTCGGCTGCCGACATTGAGCGTGACAATGCGGCTATCCGCGAAACCATTGCGATCAATCAAATACCGGTTGGTGGGCAAGACCTTACAGGCCAAATCCGCACTGCCGTTGCCGAATCCCTTTCACGGCCCAATCGCCCCGATCCAGTCACGCCGACTATGGCTCCCCCGCGCCGCAGCCCCATGAGCGGCTTTTATGCTGACGCTTATGATGAGCTTTACGGCGGTGAAGCGCCTGGCACTACGCTGAACCGAATTTTTGGTGGCGGCATTATTGGAGAAATCTTCAACGCGCCTGACCCAGCAGATTCTGCAGCTTTTGCCTTTGGTCAGCGTCAGCGGATGCAGCAAGACCCGACATTTGTGCCGGCGACCAGCAATGCTGCGATGACCGGCGGCGGTGGTGGCGGTAGCGATGAGCGTGCAGCGCCACCAGCACCGGCAGACCCTGCCGACCCAGGCACGACGACGCCAGAAGTGATTGACGATCTGGCAGCGAATTACTTGCTCAATCCGTTCTATCTTTATAGCGGCACAGGCAACCTGTACCAGCCGTATGGATATGCCGGCGGCACATTGGTTGATCTGTTGCAAACACGCGGCATGACGCAGCCACAGCAGGCTGCGCCTAATCTCAACATCTTTGGCAACCCAAGGGACTTTGCATGATGGAAGTCGATATGGAACGCGCTGATGAAGCCTACCAGGCTTTGTCAGAGCAAGAAAAAGAGATCATCCGCGAGGCGATGGATAGCCCGCTTGCGGCTGTCCTGAGCAAGATCTTTCCTGAGCTGATGCAGGCGATTGGCAGCATGAACAAGCCGCGCCGCAAGATGGATCAGGCGCAGCGTGACATGGCAGCAAGGATGCTCATGGGATGAGCAAGCAGACATTTGTGTTCAGGGACGGTCAGATCGTTCCCAAGGCAAGCGCCGCCCCCAAGGGCGGCGTTTCCATTTTGAGCGACATCGAGCCTTATCAGAATATGAAAGATCGTGGCTGGATCACCAGCCGTTCCCAGCACCGCGAGTTTCTGCGGCGCAATAACTTTGTGGAGGTAGGCACTAGCCAAGACCATCTATTCAAATGACAGAACAAGAACTCCCGCTTGATAGCACTCCCGCTGAGGCCGCAGCCGATGCTGCCGCACCAGCCGAGCCAGCAAGGCCGGAAACAGTCGCCGAGACAGTTGCCAGGACTTTGCAAGAACTGAACGCAGATGCCGGCGACGACCAAGAAGATGGTCTGCGTGAACCACCCGCGCCAGATGAGACAGTCGAGGTCAGCGAGGCTGATGATGAGCCTGAAGAAGACCTAGACGAAACAGGCGAGGCAGAAGAAGCGCCAGAGCTTGCGGCGCTGGAGCCAATGAACCATTGGCCTGCTGAGTTCAAAGATGATTTTGCTTCTATGGAGCCTGCAGCGCAGCACTTTATGATGCGGCGCTACAAGGAGATGGAAGCCGACTACACCAAGAAGACCCAAGGTGTAGCGGCCCTCCGCAAGCGCTCAGAAGCACTCGATGAGATTCTTGCGCCGCACCGCGATACATTCGCAAGGGCGGGCATGGATGACGTTGCAGCGGTCAGGCAACTGATGGCTGCTAACGAATATCTGCAGAAAGACCCTCAAAACGCCATCGCCTGGCTTGCAAACCAGTATGGCGTGGATATCGGGGCAGTCGGTAACGATGCCGCCCTAGAGGATGAGTATGCAGATCCGCAAGTGAAGGCGTTGCAGCAGCAAGTTGCTCAGCTCACCGGCTTCA